AAAGGAAAAAGTCGCTTTGGCTAAGTTATCGCTTTTAAAACGTAAGATTTAAAGGAGTTTTTATGAAGATGGTTATTGTTTCTATTTTAGATACTGCAGCTGGTGCTTATGGTCGTCCAGCGTTTGTTGCTTCTGAAGGTGTTGCAGTTCGTCAGTTTCAGGACGAGGTTAATCGTCCTTCTGAAGATAATCAGTTGTATAAGCATCCTGATGATTTTCAGTTGTTTTATTTTGGTACTTTTGATGATAATTCAGGTAACATGGATTTGTTAGGTTCTCCTAAGATGATTGCGAGAGCTAAAGATATTATGATTAGAGATGGTGAGTAAGTTTTTTTAAAAACCGTATCACTCGTTAGAGTGGTACGGAATTCTTTGGGAGATTGCTATGCATCGTAATAAGTCGGTAAGTACTCATAGTTTTGCTATGATTCCTAAGGCGGAGATTCCGCGTTCTAGTTTTGATACGCAGTATGCACACAAAACTACGTTTGATTCAGGTTATTTAGTTCCTATTTATTGTGATGAAGTTCTCCCTGGAGATATGCACAATGTTAAGGCAACTATGTTTGCTCGTTTGGCAACTCCATTGTTTCCAGTGATGGATAATTTACACTTGGATACATTTTTCTTTTTTGTACCTAACCGATTAGTTTGGACTAATTGGGTTAAGTTTATGGGTGAGCAAGCGAACCCAGGCGATTCTATTTCTTATACTGTTCCGCAGATTGATTCACCTGAAGGTGGATATGCGGTTGGTTCTTTGTTTGACCATTTTGGTCTTCCTACTGCTGGACAGATTACTGGCAGCAATATGGTTACGCATAATGCGTTACCTTTACGAGCTTATAATTTAATTTATAACGAGTGGTTTAGAGACGAGAATTTACAAAATTCCGTTGTTGTTAACACTGGTGACAGTGGTGATGATGTAGCTGATTACACTATGTTACGTCGTGGTAAGCGTAAAGATTATTTTACTGGTGCTCTGCCTTGGCCTCAGAAGGGTGCTTCTGTTACTATTCCTATTGGAAGTTCTGCTCCTATTAAGAGTACTGCTACTGGTGGCGGTGTATTTAATATATCTCGCCCAAATACTAACGTAGCTACTCCTTTTCAAGCAGCTGGAACTTCTACTGCTGATTTATATGCTGATTTGTCTGCTGCTACTGCTGCGACAATTAATCAACTTCGTCAATCATTCCAGATTCAGAAGTTGTTAGAGCGTGACGCTCGTGGTGGTACACGTTATACAGAATTGCTTCGTGCACATTTTGGTGTTACTCCACAAGATTATCGTTTACAACGTCCAGAGTATATTGGTGGAGGTTCTACATATGTTAACGTTAATCCTATTGCTCAGACGTCCGCTACTTCTATTTCTGGTGGTGCTACTCCGCTTGGTAACTTGGCCGCTATGGGTACTGCTTTGGCTCAGGGACATGGTTTTACGTATCATGCTCAAGAACATGGATACATAATTGGTTTGGTAAACGTACGTGCTGATTTAACTTATCAGCAAGGTTTGCCTAGAATGTGGTCTCGTGAGACACGTTATGATTTCTATTTCCCTGTATTTGCTCATTTAGGCGAGCAAGCTATTTTGAACAAGGAAATTTATGTTACTGGTACATCAACTGATGATGATGTTTTCGGTTATCAAGAGCGTTGGGCTGAGTATCGTTATAAGCCTTCTCAGATTACTGGTTTGTTCAAGTCTACAAGTACTGGTACGATTGATGCTTGGCATTATGCTCAGAAGTTTACTTCGTTGCCTACGTTGAATTCAACGTTTATTCAAGAAACTCCTCCAGTTGACCGTACTACTGCAGTTGGTTCAGCTGCTAACGGACAACAGTTTTTGATGGATGCTTTTTTTGATTGTAAGATGGCTAGACCTATGCCGATGTATAGTGTTCCAGGTCTAATTGACCATTTCTAATGTTGTTATAACCTGGACTACTCCGTAAGGAGTAGTCAGGAATCAACCGAAGGGCGATAGTATGGGTATGTTATCTAGTTTAGGCGGCATTGCTTCAGTAGCTGGTGTTGCTACTGGTCAGCCGTGGTTAAGTGCAGCTGGTGCTGCTCTTGGTGCTATGGGTTCTCAGGACTACAATGCTGAGCAAGCTCAGATTGGTCGTGATTATCAGACTACCATGGCTAATACGTCTATGCAAAGACGTGTTGAGGATTTAAAGGCTGCAGGCCTTTCTCCTATGTTGGCTTATTCTCAAGGTGGTGCTGCCGTTCCTACTGGCGGTCAGGCATCTACCGCTGCCAACGTTGGTGAAGCTTCAGCTTCTAGTGGTTCTACTGCTCGTCAGATTAATATTAATCGTGAGCAGGCTTTGTCTCAGATTGAGTTACAGAATCAACAAATTAATAATTTGGGTTCTCAATCGTTAAATACTGATGCTGATACTGCTATTAAGCAGTATGAATTGTCTAATATGATGCCTGAAAAGTTACGTAACGTTATGCAAGATACGTTAACTAAAGGTGCTTATGCCAGGGCATCTATTGCTAATGCTCGTACTACCGAGTATCTTATGCCTGAAGCTATGAAAAAAGGTTCAGCCTGGGCTTCTCAGCTTGGTACCGCTGCTGCTTATGGTAATTTGGCTAAACGCAATACACCAAATGTTGGTTTAAACATTGGTGGTAAGCGTTTTGGTTTATCTGTTGATTAAGGAATGTATATGACTAAGATTTTTGTTCGTAATCCGTATAATTACGATATGGCTCTTGTTTCACAAGAGACTGGTCTTGTATGTGAAGACCCGAGTTTGACTCAACAACACATGAAGGATGAATGTGATATCAATATTATTGTTGAACGTTTTGGTGTTACTGGTAACATTCCAGTAACTCCATTAGAGCCGACATATGGCGATTTTAGCGGAGTGTCTGACTATCACTCTGCGTTGAATGCAATTCGTGCCTCTGAAGAGGCTTTTATGGCTTTGCCGGCCAAACTTAGAGCTAAGTTTGACCATGATCCGAATGCATTATTGCAATTTTTGCAATCTGAGGACAATCGCAATGAAGCGATTGAACTTGGTCTTATTGATGGCGAGCCGGTGGTTCGTCCCATCGTTTCTGCAGAAGAAACACCTAAGGATTCAGTGTAAACTGAATCCAGCACAGTTACTCTACTTGATGTAACTGTGCTAGGTGACACCAAGTACCACTTTTATTAACTACGGAGTGCAATGTTATGAGCCTTTATAGAAAACCAATGAGCAAACACGGTGCAGCTAAGAAGTTTCGTCGTGGCGTAAGCAAGACAAAAGCTATCAATATGCGTTCTTCACCACAGCGTGGTGGTTTTAGACTGTAATTTATGGCTTGTTATAAGCCGTTAACGGCTTATCAATGTGCTGACAGGTCTATTATATGGCGTGAGATTCCTGGCTACGATGTAGTCAGGACTTTATCATTGCCTTGTGGTCAGTGCGTTGGTTGTCGCCTTGAACGCTCACGTCAGTGGGCGGTTAGATGTATGCATGAGGCACAAATGCATACTAGTAATTGTTTCATTACTTTGACTTATGACAATGAACATTGTCCTAAGGATTATTCGCTTAAAAAAGAGCATTTTCAGCTTTTTATGAAGCGTTTGAGAAAACATTATGAATATCGTAATGTTTTTGGTTTAGATGAGAATGGTAAGCGTATACTGCTTAATCCAATTCGTTATTATATGGCAGGAGAATATGGTGAATCTTTTGATAGGCCTCATTATCATGCTTGTATCTTTGGTCTTGATTTTGAAGATAAGAAATTTTTCCAAAGAACGCAGACTGGGTCTAACTTATATACGTCAGAAATACTTAAGAAGTTATGGCCGTTTGGCTATTCTTCTATTGGTGATGTCAATTTTGAGTCTGCTGCTTATGTTGCGCGATATATTATGAAGAAAATTAACGGAAAGACCGTTAATGAAAAGCACGAAGTGGTTGATGCTGAAGCGCATTATCAGTATTGTGATTTAGAGACTGGTGAGATTATTCAGCGTGAGCCTGAATATAATAAGATGTCTCTTAAGCCTGGTATTGGACAGGCTTGGTTTGATAAGTTCATGTCAGACGTGTATACGACTGATACTGTTGTGGTGCGTGGCAAAAAGTGCCGTCCACCACGTTTTTATGATAATAAGTTTAAAGAATTGTTTCCAGAGCAGTTTGATGGTATACAATTTGCTAGGGAACTTGAAGGTCGTTCCCGATTTGAAGATAACACTTTAGAGCGTTTGGCTGTAAAGGAAAAAGTCGCTTTGGCTAAGTTATCGCTTTTAAAACGTAAGATTTAAAGGAGTTTTTATGAAGATGGTTATTGTTTCTATTTTAGATACTGCAGCTGGTGCTTATGGTCGTCCAGCGTTTGTTGCTTCTGAAGGTGTTGCAGTTCGTCAGTTTCAGGACGAGGTTAATCGTGCTTCTGAGGATAATCAGTTATACAAACACCCAGATGATTTTCAATTGTTTTATTTTGGTACTTTTGACGATAATTCTGGTACTATGGATTTATTAGGTTCTCCTAAGATGATTGCGAGAGCTAAAGACATTATGATTAGAGATGGTGAGTAAGTTTTTTTAAAACCGTATCACTCGTAAGAGTGGTACGGAATACTTCGGGAGATTGTTATGCATCGCAATAAGTCAGTAAGTTCACATAGCTTTGCTATGGTTCCTAAAGCGGAAATTCCGCGTTCTAGTTTTGATACTCAATACGCACATAAAACTACGTTTGATGGCGGTTATTTAGTACCTATTTATTGTGATGAAGTCCTTCCGGGCGATATGCACAATGTTAAAGCAACTATGTTTGCTCGTTTGGCTACGCCATTGTTTCCAGTGATGGATAATTTACATCTGGATACATTTTTCTTTTTTGTACCTAACCGATTAGTTTGGTCTAATTGGGTTAAGTTTATGGGTGAGCAAGCGAACCCAGGTGATTCTATTTCTTATGTTGTACCGCAAATTACATCGCCTGCAGGCGGTTATGCGGTTGGTTCATTGTTTGACCACTTTGGTTTACCTACTGCTGGCCAGATTACTGGCAGCAATACGGTTACGCATAATGCGTTACCGTTAAGAGCTTATAATTTAATTTATAACGAGTGGTTTAGAGACGAGAATTTACAAAATTCTGTAGTTGTTAATACTGGTGACAGTGGTGATGACCCGAGTGATTACACGATGGTTCGTCGTGGTAAGCGTAAAGATTATTTTACTGGTGCTTTGCCTTGGCCTCAAAAAGGTGATGCTGTAACTTTGCCTTTAGGCACTACAGCTCCTATTTTGCGTGAGTCTAATGCTACTGGTGGTATTTGGAAGAATCAGGGTACTAATACTAATCACCCAACAGGTGGTGCTGATTTTACAAATGGTCGTTTAGAGTCTGCTGTAAGTACTACTTACGCTAACTATGACCCTGAGGGTTCATTGTATGCTGATTTATCTGCTGCTACTGCTGCAACAATTAATCAGATTCGTCAATCATTTCAGATTCAGAGATTGCTTGAGCGCGATGCGCGAGGTGGTACACGTTATACAGAATTGTTACGTGCACATTTTGGTGTTACTCCTCAAGATTATCGTTTACAGCGTCCTGAATATATTGGTGGTGGTTCAACTTATGTTAACGTTAACCCGATTGCACAAACGAGTGCTACTTCTATTTCTGGTGGTGCTACTCCGCTTGGTAACTTGGCTGCAATGGGTACTGCGTTGGCTAGTGGACATGGTTTTACGTATCATGCTCAAGAACATGGATACATTATTGGATTAGTAAACGTTAGAGCTGATTTAACTTATCAGCAAGGTTTACCTAAGATGTGGTCTCGTGAGACACGTTACGATTTTTATTTCCCTGTATTTGCTCATTTGGGTGAGCAGGCTGTTCTTAATAAAGAGATTTATGTTACTGGTACTTCAACTGATGATGATGTATTTGGATATCAGGAGCGTTGGGCTGAATACCGTTACAAACCTTCTCAGATTACAGGTTTGTTTAAGTCAACCAGTTCTGGCACTATTGATGCATGGCATTATGCTCAGAAATTTACGTCATTGCCTACATTGAATGCTACGTTTATTCAAGAAACGCCACCTATTGATCGTACTACTGCAGTTGGTTCAGCTGCTAACGGTCAGCAGTTTTTAATGGATGCGTTTTTTGATTGTAAGATGGCTAGACCTATGCCTATGTATAGCGTACCTGGTTTAATTGACCATTTTTAATTATTAACCTCGACTACCCCGAAAGGGGTAGTGAGGAGACAACTGAAAGGCGTCAGTATGTTAGGCGATATTTTAAGTTCTGCTGTTAGTGTTTGGAATGCCGAAAAGAATCGTGATGCTGCTGCGCAGTCTCAAGAGGCTGCACAAAATTTTAACCGTAATATGGCTGAGACTCAGTATCAGCGTATGGTTCAAGATTTGAACGCAGCGGGTTTATCACCGATGTTGGCTTATTCCAAAGGTACTGGTTCCAGTCCAACTGTTTCTCCAGTGACTGGTACTAGCTCTGTTGAAACGCCTAAATTTGGTGAGACTGCAAATCGTTTGAATCAGAGCGATTTGATTAAGGCTCAAGTAGATGTTGCGAAAGCTCAAGAGCAAGTTAATATTCAATCTGCTAGAAAAATAGCAGAGGAAGCTAAGAAAACTGCTATTGAAGTGGAGCAAATGCCTACTCGTTTTTATTATGATTTAGGTTTATTGGGCAGCCAGATCAATACTAATACTGCCCAGGCTGGACAAACTAATGCTTTAGCTAGTTTGACTGCTGTCGGTAAGGCGCCTGCGCCTGATACTAATATTGTTCGTAATATTAAAGACGTCGTTAACTACGGCGGTGGAGCTTTTGATAATGCAAAATCTGCCTTGGATAATATTATTTCTCGTAGTTATAAGTCTATAAGGGGTATTAAATGAGTAAAGGCAAATTGCCGTTTGTACGTAATCCGTACAATTACGATATGGAAGAAGTTTCAAATGAAACTGGATTGAAGTGCGAGGACAAGTCTCTCGCTCAACAACATATGCGCGATGAGTGCGATATTAATGTTATCGTTGAAAGATTTGGCGTAACAGGCCATTTGCCTGTAAAAGCCATAGAGCCGTCATACGGCGATTTTAGCGGTGTAACTGACTATCACACCGCATTAAATAAAATTAAGGCCGCTGAAGCGGAATTTATGGCATTGCCGGCCAAACTTAGAGCTAAGTTTGACCATAATCCCAATGCTTTGCTTAATTTTTTAGAGAATGAGGCGAATAGAGATGAGGCCATTCAGTTAGGTCTTATTGATGGTGAGCCAGTGGCTGCACCTATCGTTTCTTCAGTAGAAACACCTAAGGATTCAGTGTAAACTGAATCCAGCACAGTTACGTTACTTGATGTAACTGTGCTAGGTGACACCAAAACCACATTTTTAACTACGGAGTGCAATGTTATGAGCCTTTATAGAAAACCAATGAGCAAGCATAGCGCAGCGAAGAAATTTCGTCGTGGCGTAAGCAAGACAAAAGCAATTAATATGCGTACTTCACCGCAGCGCGGTGGTTTTAGACTGTAAGATATGGCGTGTTATAAGCCGCTAACGGCTTATCAATGCGCTGACAAGTCTATTATTTGGCGGGAAATACCTGGGGCGGACGTAGTTCGCACCCTGTCATTGCCTTGTGGTCAGTGTGTTGGTTGTCGCCTTGAACGGTCACGTCAGTGGGCCGTTCGTTGTATGCATGAGGCACAAATGCATACTAGTAATTGTTTTATTACTTTGACATATGCTCCAGAGCATTGTCCTAAGGATATGTCTTTAAATTATGAAGATTTTCAGTTGTTTATGAAACGAT